GAAAAAGTAGCCAAGTCAAAGATAATATTTGATGATAATGTTACTAAAATTACAAACTCAATAGCAGTAAATGGTGATATTGACGATAATACAAAACAAATAATAAATGAAAATAAGAATTTAGCACTAGCTATGGATGATACAGGTGTTATGGCAAATTCATTTACCAACACTTTAAAATCTACAAATGATGCAATTTCCTTATTTAATGAAACAAAGTTTGATACATCACAAGAAATTTCAGAAGCATTGAATACCTTAAATCAAGAGGAAAGATTAGAGACAGATCTAAATAAAAAATTAATTATTACCAAGAAAAAAGAGTTGTTTGCTAAAATGCACGCAAATAGACAAAAAGCAATCAAGGATGATCCTTACAAATATTTTGAAACAGAGTTGAATAAAACAAAAGAAGTAGGTGAGGACAAGGCTTCTGCTAGAGACATATTAAATGCACAAATTGAAGCTGGTGTGCCAGTGGCAGATAGAAGGCTTATATCAACAACTACAGAAAACAATTTTGTAAAAAGTTACAATGAAACAACAGATCTTAATGAAAAGTTTGAATTATATAATCAGTTTTTTTCACAGTTCA